TAGAATCAGATAGAATGAAGATTAACAGCAAGCCCTTGGTCAGTGAGTTAAAAACGTTTGTGGCCAAAGGCATAAGTTTTGAGGGCAAAACGGGCATGCATGACGATCTTGTATCCAGTTTATTGCTGGCTATACGTATGATTATGCTGCTACAAGACTGGGATCCTGCTATCTATGATAAGATGCGTGAAGAACGTGAGGATGAGTGGATCATGCCCATGCCCGTTTATATAAGCTCATCCTAAGATAAATAAATTATTATGCAAGCTATACAAATTATTTCTCAAGATCTGTTCGATAAAATACGCAGCCGTTTTTCTAATTTAGAAATGGGCAATGAAACAGGTGCTGTCACCATTGATCCGGTTGACGCACGTTTTTTTGACTTTGATTTTGTATTAGAAGGCAACAACCTAGGTCGTGTTAGTATTAGTTTAAACGACTTGGGTAGTCTTAAAGTTTACTACAGTCAAGGTATAACAGAAAATCAAGACGATCCTACCAAACAACTATGGTATAAATTCTTGAAAGAAATGAGATTTTTTGCCATGCGTAGACTTCTACGTTTTGACACCAGGGATATCAGTAAGACCAATTTGGACAAGAATGATTTCCAACATCTAGCTACAACACAGCCTCCCAAGGAAGAAACAGATATGACCACAATGAACGAATCACGCTGGACCAACAAGAGTTCCAGAAAAACCAGCCGTGCTGTACAAGGCAAAACAGAAGTTATTGTTCGCCACGCACATCCAGTAGATGAAGAATACGCAGGCTCACGTAGTCAAAAGAAAAACATCAAGGCAATCTTTATTCAAAACGCAGACGGCGAACGTTTCAAGTATCCATTTATACACACAGCAGGTGCGTTCGCCATGGCACAACACGTGGATCATGGTGGTGTTCCACATGATGCCGCAGGTAAGGCAATTATTAAAATGAGTGAGCAGATTGCTCAACTAGGCGAATTCCAACGTAAAATTCACGCTGCTACATTACACGACGATGCCACAGGTATCACCGAACGTGCCATAGGCCGTATGCATGAACTTAAATCAACAATAGCAGCATTAGGCAAAAGACATCACTATGAAACATGGATGGCAGAATTCCATGAATCTCAAGATGGCAATGACATCATGGAATTAGATGATGTGACCATGGAAGAATATAAACAAAAATTCACACAGACAAATTTCCAAGAAGAACTAGCTTCTTATTTCCCCTTACTACATAACATTATGAGAGAAGCTGATGCCATCAATCTTGAAGATTATGTAGAGGAAGCAGCAGCACCTTGGGAAGATGATAACGAAGCTGACAAAGACGATCACAAAGATGATGATAAAAAATCAACAGGTGCTGATGGTGCCAATCATGGCGGCATATCAAGAGCAAGACATCTAGCAAAACAGGCAATACCCAAAGAAAAATCAGCAGCAGAAAGCATAGAATCTTTTGAAGAATGGGCAGAAGCTGTTGAACAAGGCAAACTCACAGACGATCAAATTCAAGAACTAAAAACAGCCATTGAACAACTACCCATGGGCGCAGAAGGTCCTGAATTAGAACTAGGTCCAGAAGGTCAAACTGCTATACAGTTTTTCCAAGGTCTAGGATTAGATGACAGTGAACTAGAAGAAAAACTCAAAGACATGGCCAATGTTGACGCATCTACAGATGCACTACAAGTATTAAAATTATGGGCAGATGAAAGCTATCCAGAATTATCAGTGGCATTAGGCATCAGTGGAGACAGTGAAGAACCTGCTGCTCCAGAGGCACCACCAGAAGCAGCACCAGCAGAAGAACCCACAGCGGAGAATGATGAAATGGCTATGAACAAAGGCACCATGGAAGGCGGCAATAAGAAATCTGAAATGATCAAACTTATAGCCGAACGAGTAAAGAGTTTCTATAACGCATCCAACGAAAGTGTTGGACCTTTCCGTTCTCCAGAAAATGTAGCATTGGATGTTAAAAAAGAATGCGCAGAAAAATACGGTGATCAAGCCGGTGAGCAAGCATATCAACTAGCAGAAACATTTATTGATAAACTAACACAACAATGGCACCAAAAACACGGGCAAGTAGATCACGGCGATGGATTTAGCATCGATAGATTAAAAGAACTTGTAGGCAACATTAAATCCAAAGTTGAAAGCATAAAAGAAAAAGATGATTGGCATCCATCCAAACATGTCACTGATCCGCAAAAGAAAAAAGAACTTGAACCGCATGATAAAGATGTTAATCGTGGCAGTTATGCTGACCGCGCCGCATACTTAGATGCCGCTGGCGTTAAACGTGATGAACCAGAAGACGAAGGCTTTGTGGGCAATATGATTGACAAGGCTAAAGGTATGTTTGGAAAGACACCAGCAGCACCGGCCGCTCCAGCACCAGCAGCAGGTAACAACGGAGCCCATGCCGATGGTAAGCCAAATTCTTGGATGGAACCAAACATGCGTAAGGACTTTGAAAATGCAGAAATATCTTCTTTTCTCTTATATAACATTCGTATGATATATAGATGGGCTAAAGAAGGTCGTAACATACGCAATTATATTCAAGACTTGAAGAAATTAGAACACGAAAATATCAGTAAGCCAACAACAGCAGCAGCCTTTAAATTCATTATGGACAATCTTGCTAGTGGTGAAGTAACTGATCCTAAAATGATAATGCAAATAGCAGATAAAGCCCACACATTAATGGGACATAGCGATATTGAACAAGCAACCCGTGAAGGCGTAGACAAGAGCCAAGTTCCTGCGGTTATGCGTAAGGAAAAAGGCGGTGACTGGAAAATGTCCACTCAAGATTTAGAAAAAGAACGAGATCAAAGCAGAACAACCAAACCAGGTTTAGATGCCCACGCAGCCAAAATGGGCGTAGGTCAAAAGCATCAACATGAAAGTGCTGAATTAGCAAGTATTAGGAAATTGGCAGGTTTGGCAAAATAATATTGGCAAAATTAAGCAGCCATATAGGTTGCGATGATAAATAAAACTGTGTATAGTTAACGCTATGCACAGTTTTTCTTTTAGTCAGTTGGCTTTAAGAAAGCGGCATAATTTAAAACATTTATTAAGGAAAAAACATTATGGCAACTTTAGCAGAAATTCGCGCAAAACTTCAAGCATCATCTCAACAAGGCGGCAGCAACGCAGGCGGTGGAGACAACGGCATTTATCCACACTGGAATATGCCAGAAGGTTCAACTACCACAGTTCGATTCCTTCCTGACCAAGACCCAAACAACACTTTTTTCTGGATCGAACGAGCAATGATCAAATTGCCTTTCGCTGGTATCAAAGGTGAAACAAATTCCAAACAAACTTTTGTACAAGTTCCTTGTATGGAAATGTGGGGTGAGACATGTCCAGTATTGACAGAAGTCCGTCCATGGTTCAAAGATAAATCTTTGGAAGATATGGGTCGTAAGTACTGGAAAAAGAAATCTTATCTATTCCAAGGCTTTGTCACTGACAGCAAACTTCAAGAAGATGGTAAGACACCTGAGAATCCAATTCGTCGATTCATCATCGGTAGCCAGATTTTTAACATTGTTAAGAACGCACTGATGGATGCCGAGATCGAAGAATTGCCCACAGACTATGTTCGTGGTCTTGACTTCAAGATTGCTAAAACCAGCAAAGGTGGTTATGCTGACTACTCTACCAGCACTTGGGCTCGTCGTGAACGTGCTTTGAGTGAAGCAGAAAACGCAGCTATTAAACAATATGGTTTGTTTGATTTGAAGAGCTTCCTACCTAAGAAACCAGGTGAAGTTGAACTCAAAGTTATCGCAGAAATGTTCGCAGCATCCGTTGATGGCGAGGCCTATGATCTAGAGCGTTGGGGTCAATACTTTAAACCAGCTGGCATGGGTGGTAGCGGTCAAGCAACAGGCAGCGCAAGTACAGCGGCTTCAAAAGCAGCACCAGCACCAGCGGCAGGTATTGAGGAAGACGACGTCCCTTTTGAACGTGCGGCAGCAACACCCGCTAAAGAGGTTGCTAAGGAAGAAGCTAAACCAGCTGGCGAAGCAGGTTCACGTGCCGCAGACATTATTGCAATGATCCGTAATCGTCAAAGCGCAAACTAAGGAGTAGCAGATGGGCAAAGCGTTTGACATAAGTAAATTTAGAAAGTCAATTACCAAGTCCATTGACGGACTAGGTATTGGCTTTAATGATCCTACTGACTGGATCTCAACTGGCAACTATGCTCTTAACTATCTTATCTCAGGAGACTTCTTTAGGGGAGTCCCTCTGGGTAAGGTCACAGTATTTGCCGGTGAAAGTGGTGCTGGAAAGAGTTATATCTGCTCTGGCAACATTATCCGTCACGCACAAGAACAAGGCATTTTTGTTATCTTAGTTGATAGTGAAAACGCTCTTGATGAAAAGTGGTTGATCGATCTTGGTGTTGATACCAGTGAAGATAAACTGCTTAAACTCAATATGGCCATGATCGACGATGTGGCAAAAACCATTAGCGAGTTCATGAAAGAATACAAACTCATGCCCGAAGAGAGTCGTCCAAAGATTCTTTTTGTCATTGATAGTTTGGGTATGTTGTTGACTCCCACAGACGTTAATCAGTTCGAAGCAGGCGAGATGAAAGGTGACATGGGTCGTAAGCCTAAAGCACTAACATCACTTGTTCGCAACTGTGTTAATATGTTTGGCTCGTGGAATGTTGGTATGGTTTGTACTAATCATACATACGCTAGTCAGGACATGTTTGATCCAGATGACAAAATCTCAGGTGGTCAAGGCTTTATCTACGCTAGTTCTATTGTAGTTGCTATGCGTAAATTGAAGTTGAAAACCGACGAAGATGGTAATAAAACTACCACTGTTAACGGTATTCGTAGTGCCTGTAAGATCATGAAAACACGCTATGCTAAACCCTTTGAGAGTGTACAAGTTGAGATTCCATATTCAACTGGTATGAGTCCATTCAGTGGTTTAGTTGATTTGTTTGAAGCCAAAGGTAAGTTGAAGAAAGAAGGCAACAGTCTTGTTTATACAACCAAAGATGGCGAGATTATCAAACAATTCCGCAAGGCGTGGAATAGTAATGACAAAGATGGATTGACCATAATTATGGCAGAGTGGGAAGAAATTAATTTGCCAGTTGAAGCAGTGGAAACAGAGGAGGCATAAAATGGAAGAAGATCTAATCATCGGTGTATGGGATACTTTTAAGGATTATATGCCTGAAAAGAATCGCGAAACCGCAGCAAATCATTATGTTGATTTTTTAGTTGGTCAAGATGTATCTATTGAAGTGCTTGAGTCAGTTATGGGTTATGATCCACATCTTGACTCTGCTATTGAACTAGTCGTTGAAGAATTCAAGGACGAAGATCAATTAGACGACGAAGATGATTTTGACTATTACGAAAATGAGGACTGAACATGTCCTGGTATGCTCGTGTCAGTAAAGACATAGCACATCTCCCAGGTTGTTTAGATCACTTCTACAACGAAATCGAAGAAGCAAGAAAAGAGGTCAAGATCTACGGAAACGTAGAGAAGGCCTCTGCTTCTTTGCCAGGTATTGTTGAACAACGATTTAATCAACTACAAGAGATTGAGGCTATTCTAGAATATCTCAATATTGAACTACGTAGAATAAGATCCAAATCTTTTAAAAAGTTTTTGGAAAACTATCAACGTGCTCTCAGCAGCAGAGATGTTGAAAAATATGTCGAAGGTGAGGCAGACGTTGTTGATATGGAAAAAATTATCAATGAATTTGCCATGCTACGCAATCAATGGTTGGGTATTATCAAAGCTCTGGATATTAAACAGTGGCAATTAAGCAACATTATTAAATTAAGAGCCGCAGGGCTTGAAGATATTACACTATGAGTGTATAATAATACTATGCACATTGAAGAACTTATTATATCTTTGCTTTTATCAAAGATACAACTACCTTCGTGGGATCAACAGCTAATGTTGAGCCTTTCTCATCAATGTTCGCAGGGTTCTGCTCTTACAGAAAAACAAGATACTCTGGCTCGTAGAATTTTAGGTAAAAATAAAACCAGTCTATCTAATTTTTTACAAAAAGATATCAGTGTATTTTTAGATAAACCCACATACCGCAGCCCACTGAGAAAAATCTCATTATCTAAGAAAATATCAATTTCCACCGACGATGTATTTGGTAAAGTTGCTCGTGTATTGTTCCCTTTCAACGAAGATTATGTTAATGTAATTAGAAAACATAAAAATGAAGGGACATTGAATCATGCTAGTTGGAACGCGGATCAAAAATTGTGGATTTTTTCATTGACTGAAACAAATATCAAGTTTTTGATGGAATTTTCAGAAAAATACGATTTTGATGTAGATGAAGAATTCAAAGATTATGCTGCTCAGACAAATAAAATTTTAGTTGACTTTGAAAAATATGTGCCTACGTTGGTCATTGAGGACAATATTCCTAAATTGAAAAATATCAACAAAAACATGCCAGATTTACAAACTACTGATATTTTAGAGGCAATTTTTGAATCTCGTAAAAGAGGAATTTTTGTCTGGGATGACAACATTGTTAATTTTATTGAAAATTTATCCAACCACACAACCAAAGAATTTTTAAAATCTAAGACAGACGCAATGATGCAAATTGATCCAGAAAAAGCTGATTTTTCTTCACTTGCCGAGGTGATAAAATTCATGACTCCAAGTTTGTTTGTTATACCTGGAGGAGATGAACTTGAAAAATTATCTCAAAGTATTGAATTTTTAAAATATGCTGGTATCAACAATGACGAAGTTAGTGTGATGTTTAGACTAGCATCTGATACCCATGTAAATTTCAATAATTTTGTGAAAAATAACGGTTTGAATTCACCTATAACAGAAAAAACAAAAGTTGTTGTGGTCAGCGGAAAGTTGCCCAAGCCCGTGATAAAAAGTAAAATAAAGTTTCACTCAGTGGTAAACCTAGGATTTACCAACGCACATTATACCATGAAAGATTATGTGAAAAATCAGGAAAATATCGTATTTTATTCACATAAAAGAGAAACCAGAGGATTTATTTTTGGCCACCTGTAAAGTTATTATTAGAGACGAAGTTAATGTTAAGATTGAAAATTTAGATCTTGACACTCGTAAAGCCTTGGTTAAAAAATTCAAGTACGAGGACCCTACTGCTCGCTTTAGACCCAGCTATAAATTGGGTCGTTGGGACGGTGCTATTAGTTTTTTTGGTCTTGGCGGAACTACCTATCTTAGTATGTTAGGTCCTGTGTTAGAGTATCTTGAAAGCAAGAATTATTACATCGAAGTTGAAGATCTCAGGACTGGCGGCGCCCTAGAATTTCCTGAAATTTTTGAGGATTTTTGGGGTGATTTATGCTGGCCCAAAGGACACGTCATGGAAGGCAAACCTATCCGTATGCGTGACTATCAATGTGAAGTTGTAAATAATTTCTTGAAGAATCCACAGTGTTTACAGGAAGTTGCCACAGGCGCAGGTAAGACAATTATCACCGCAACTTTGAGCAAAATCTGTGAAAAATATGGTCGAACAATAACCATTGTTCCTAACAAAAGTTTAGTGGAACAAACAGAAGAAGACTTTGTTAACTGTCAATTAGATGTGGGTGTTTACTACGGCGACAGAAAAGACCTTGGCAAAACACATACAATTTGTACCTGGCAAAGTTTGAATATTTTAGACAAAAAATCTCATGACAACGACGAATTATTGTCATTGGCAGAATTCTTAGATGGTGTGAGCACAGTCATTGTTGACGAAGTACACATGGCCAAAGCCGATGTATTGAAGAAATTGTTGACACACAATCTGTCCAACGCACCTATACGTTGGGGATTGACTGGAACCATACCAAAAGCCGAACATGAATACCAAGCATTACGGGCAAGTTTAGGTGATGTTATCCATCATATATCCGCACATGAATTACAGGCCCGCGGTGTGCTAAGTAATTGTCACGTCAATGTTGTACAAACAGCAGAGTGGAAAGAATTTGGAAGTTATGCCGAAGAATTAAAGTATCTTGTCACTGATAGTACTAGGATGACCTATATCAGTAATATGATTCGCAACATAGCAACAAACGGAAATACCTTGGTCTTAGTGAATAGAATTGACTCAGGTAAATTTATTATTGAGCAAATACCAGAGGCGGTGTTTGTATCAGGTGAAGTCAAATCTACAACTAGGAAAGAAGAGTACGATGAAATTAAAACTGCTGATAACAAGATTATTGTGGCGACTTTTGGTGTGGCCGCTGTGGGTATTAATATTCCTCGCATTTTTAATCTGGTTCTTTTGGAGCCCGGAAAGAGCTTTGTTAGAGTTATACAATCGATTGGACGAGGTATCAGAAAGGCTGAGGACAAGGACTTCGTCCAAATCTGGGACATAACAGCGGCCAGTAAATACGCTAAAAGACACTTGACAGAAAGAAAGCGCTTCTACAAAGAAGCCAAATATGAATTCGCAATACAAAAGGTAAAATATCAATAATGCAAATACTAACTCTAGAAGATCAAATCTTCAATTTAAACGAACTACCAGATGAAATAGATGATGATCTAAGATTTGCTGTTTTGGATAATTCTGACAATTCAAATCCTGATCACTTCTTTATCCCATTGATATTCCTTGAAAGTTTTACAGGACCTGCTGCTGTACTAAAGATAGGTGAATACGAACTTAGTATGCCATTAGATTGGTGTACTATCGTTGGAGACCCAGAAGGTCCTGACATGGAAATATTACCACTGACCAGTTTAAACGATCGCGGATTTAAAACATTTTGTTTCAATCCACTCAGTGGTTTTAGACCTGAGTTTTTAGAAAT